TTAATAAAAATGGTAATATTATTCGTTTGGAAGAACGATATAATCCAATAGCTGGTTATGAAGATGTATATCAACTTTATTATGAAAATTATTCAACTGGTAAAACCTTTTTACGACAGGGAGTTCGTTCAAAATATAATTCAAGTTTACCAGAAGGACTTTTAACACTAAAAGACATATTGACAAATACTGCGAAAAATTCCGGACTTTTTGATTTTGTCGATATGGAAACAAAGACAGAAGTTTTTAAAGTTAATAAAAAGTTAATAATACCTGAAGATATTAATTGTCAGATAATTGATTATTCGTTCACCGATATTCCTGAAAATATTGTAAATTTAACCATTAATAAAGAAATGGTTAAATATCTCTACAAAATACCAGTCAACGATCTTAAAAAGTTTCTTAAGGACATAGAAAGGGGAACGATTGCAGTGTCTGACTCAAAAATCATAACAAAAATAAGGAGACTATATTCAAAAGAAGCTCTCACAGAAAAGGAACAGATTATCAATAAATTACAAAATCTTGGTATTGGAGATCAAGATACTCCATGGGATTTGGAATCTCTTGAATCGTTAAAAAAATTATATAAATTAATTACAAAAAAATAATATTATAAATTAATAAAATGGCTTCAACGTCCGGAATAAAACGTCCAAATTTACCTAAAAAAGCTGAAGTAGCTCCTGTTCAAGCGGTTGCGTCAACATTAAAAATCCCATGTGGCAAACGATCAACTGCTAAATTCATGCGTCTTCTCAAAAACCCTGGTAAAATTTCAATTTTACTTGCTCGTGCATTACTTAACGACGATCTTCTTGATTTTTTTGATGGACAAGAAAGTGCAAGTGAATGCATATTTTCATATCCAGATTCTGAATGGTTTTCTATTTATCTTGTTGATGAAAATGGAAATAAATTTTGGGAGGTAGACGATGAAACAGGAGAAATTGTACATCCAAAATATTATTTTCAGCTCACTGAAGATGAGGATGGCAATCCTCGCATTGATACAGAAGTTGCAACAACTGAACTTCCACGAGAACTTATTGATCCATATACAGGTAGGGAATTGGAAAATTGCAAACTTTCAGGATCTTCTTGTACTGGAGTTGCACCCAAGGCACCAAAAGAAGTTGCTGCTCCAAAGGCACCTGTAGCCCGTGCTGCACGCGCAACTCCAGGACCAAAACTCGTTTCTCCTGAACTTCTAGCAGGTCTACAAAACTTGACTATTTCAGAAGGATCTGGTCCATCTAAAAAACCTGAAAAGATTACGCGTGATTTCTTTGAAGGTATGAAATCAAAAGATGTTATTGTTGACTGGATGATTAAGAATATGGATCGTAAAGACTTAATAAAGTGCATTGAACGTGGTGCTCTATCTGCAACAGAAGTTTCTGAAGCAGAATCACTTGCCGATGTTGAGACTGCAGCTGAAGTTACACCTGAAATGGTTGCAGCAGCTCAAGATATGTCTGAATCAAAATTCAAGGAATTACTTAAGAAAGCCGCCAAGGATGCAATAAAGGAATCTCTTCCCAAAGATCTAGACTCCCGCAAACAAGCAGTCGTTGATCTCTGTACTCGTGCAGGTATAACAGGGTACTCCGTTATGAAAAACAAGAAAGGTTTTCTTAAAATTATTGACCCTGATGAAGAACCTGTTGAAGAGGCTGATATTAATAAGCTCATCGATCAGTGTGCAACATCTGAATCTGCTCGTCTTAAAGCGGCAATTGACAAACTTCGTAAACGTTACGGAAGATCAGAAATTATTATGGAGGCACGTCGTCGTATTGCAAAGGCATCTGATCCAGTAACTCTAGAATCAATTGTTAATGAAATCATGGCAATTGGTGACCTAGATGCTAAAAAACAAGCAATTGTTGATCTATGCGTTCGTTCTGGTAATCCCAATGGATACTATGCTAAGAAAAATAAGAAAGGGGTGCTTAAAATTTATGACGCTGACGATGATCTAGTTGAAGATGCTAATATTGATGGTGTTCTAACTGAATGTGCTAGTCTTGAATTAGCTCGTTTAAATGAAGAACGTCGTCGTGTTGCAGAAGTACCAGTTCCAGAAACACCAGCAGAGGCTACGGAAGTTGCATTAACTCTAGAATCGATTGTTAATGAAATCATGGCAATTGGTGATTTAGATGCTAAAAAACAAGCAATTGTTGATCTATGCGTTCGTTCTGGTAATCCCAATGGATACTATGTTAAGAAAAATAAGAAAGGGGTGCTTAAAATTTATGACGCTGACGATGAGCTAGTTGAAGATGCTAATATTGATGGTGTTCTAACTGAATGTGCTAGTCTTGAATTAGCTCGTTTAAATGGGGCTAGTGGTTTTGGTAAAAAGAGAAAAAGCAGTCAACAGAATAAGTTCAAACTTGCAGCAAAGAAATGCAAGGGTAAGCCAAATTACCGAAAGTGCATGAGTTCTGCATTAAAGAAAAAGAGATCTTTATTTGGTAAAGCTGTTAAATCTGGTAGTCGCAAACGCTTAGTAAAGGGTGGAAGTAAATATGTTTCAAAAACACGAAAGTCTCCCGAATCAAGTGCAACTACCCATAAAGTAGGCTACTCTGCAGTAGGAAATGATGGAAATGAATGGGTAGTTAAAAAGGCCAGTAATGGAGTAAAAAGATGGGTAAAAAAATAAAATATTTGTAATTAATAAATGATTAAAAAAATTTTAGAAGATTCGGAATCATTGGTAGAGATAGACGACCCGGTGTTTAGAGAAGGAATACTTAGTACAAAAATTGATAGCATTCAAAATTACTTAGGAAACAAAAAGGTTATGTATGACATATTAAGTAATGACCCACGATCATTTAAATTTTTGCCATTAACGATAACATTTAATGTGTCTGTAGATACAAATTATAAGAATGTTATAACGAATGTTATGAAAAATTACGGTATAAAAACATGGATATTAAAACCGGCGTTGGGATTACAGGGTAAAGATATATTTATTTCCAAAAATCCTGAAAAAGTAATTGATTTTATTCAGAAAAAAAGTCAATACTCTGAATGGGTGCTTTCACAGTATATTGATAATCCATTTTTACTTAAAATAACAGGTAAAGGTGTTTCAGGAAATAAATTTAAGGACACTATAGGAAGGAAAGTCCATATTAGAATTTATGTTTTATTAACTTTTATAGACAATGTTCCCCATATTTATCTTTACAAGGATAATTTGTTATTTAGTGCGGTATGTGAATATCGTAAAACAGATTTGAAATATCGTTTTTCTAATTTAACAAATCTTCATTTAGGAAGTATTTATTACAATAAAAAATTAAATATCGATGGAGCACTTGCATACAAAGACTTGTCATTTCCATTAAAACAAACTGTTAATGAAGTTTTTGGAGATAAATTTTACAAAGAAGTTGTATTTCCTCAAATTAAAAACATGTTAATTGTTATTTTAGAAAATTCAGTAAAGTACCTTAAATATGAAAAGATAAATGAAAATACAAGAGGTAGTTTCCATAGATTAGCAATTGATCTTATGCCGGATTCTAATTTCAAATTGTACTTATTAGAAATTAATGCCCACGCAGGAATGAATGCACCTGAATATCATTGGAATGGATTACATAGATATGCAAAAAGTTTAGTAAACAAAACAAGTGATTTTATAAATAATAAAAAAATTAAAACAAGTGGGTTTTTATTAATAAAATAAATTACTACCCTCTAGTATATGAATAGAGAAACAGCTACAATTCCTAGATTAGTATGTAAAGAAAATTTTAAAATTCCACAAGAAAATATAAAAATATTCAAATTTGATATTAATTCTATCTTATTAATTGTCTTTTTAGTATTTTTTGCATTTTTTCTGTTAAATTGTAAATCTGGGATATTTAAAAATATAGATCTCGATCCTATTCCATATTCCATGATTAAATAATTAATTTCCGTTTAAATTAAAATAAAATTATAATGGCTTATATTAAAATGAACGAAAACGAATTTGGTGGTACTAAGCTCAACAAAAGACCCCAGCCTCAACAGCAAATGATGCAACAGCAACAGATGCAACAACAGCAAATGCCCCAACAGCAAATGCCCCAACAGCAAATGCCCCAACAGCAAATGCAACCGCAACAAAGAATGCCAACACCTGAAGAAATGTACCAAATGCAGCAGATGCAACAAATGGCACAGCCCGCGGTAGTACAAGCACCTAGAATTCTTAAACAAAAGAGCAACTTTGCAGCAAATATTGATTCAAAAACTTTGAAATATTCAATTTTGGTTGTATTGATCTTTGTCTTGCTTAATAGCAAAATAATGTGGAAGCAGATTCAGAGACTACCATTTATGGGAACAGTTGATCCAAGTATAATTGCATTAATAGTCAATTCAATTTTAGCAGGAGTTATCTTTTATTTGATTTGTTTTGTTTTTAAGCTTATTTAAAGTAATGAAAGAATGAATTAACATTATGGAGTTATCTTCTAAAGATAGTTTATTGAGAGTTAAATTAATAGAATTTTATAAGGATCGCAAAAATCTTGATATTTTACTTCCGATAATTTTACAAAAAACACGGCTTTCACTTAGATCGCTTGATTGGTTTGTAACGAATTATTGTAAGAAGTATAATATAAATTATTTTAATGGAGACACAATGTATTTTCCATTTAAATCTTATAAATCACAACTAAAGGCTTATTCTAAAAAATTTTGTGATCCATTTTGTAGACGAGACCGTATTATTTTTGATTACAACAATAATACAATACATGATTACAATAATGAAGTTATCAAACTAAATAATTACATTATAACAACAATTGGTCAATTAAATTTTTTCAAATTTGCCATACAAAATGGAATTATTGATTACGCAATGGAAAACATATCAGAAATAGAATCTGATATGAACAATACCTTAAAAAATAGAGAAAAAGAGAAAAAGAATAATTCTAATTTTATGGAAGTTAAAACTATTAAACGAAAAGAGCTTTCTGTGCCTGGAAATAAAAGTGTTCATATAACAAGAGTCAGTGCCGTTATTAAATTTATTTAAAGTTTGGAAAATAATAATATTAATAAAGAATACCACAAATGAACAAACTTCCGCCACTAAGAAAATGGATACTTTCAAACAAGTACTTTATTAAATCTTCAGAAACTAAAGAAAAAAAAACCGATGCTACTCATTATCTTCTAGATGGTGGTATATGGAAAGTACCGCTAAGTGAATACCAAGAGTTTCTAAGATTACTTTCTGTGGATTTACAAAATGGAGAAAAATACTACATTTCTGAATGTAGATCAAAAATTTTTAAATTTATATGTGATCTTGATTTCTACGAAGAATCACAAATTACTTTAAAACAGGTAGAACGAATTGTTAATAAACTGCAAGAAGTCATTGCAGAGTATTTTTCTGACCATAATGTTATCATTTGTAGTTCAGATGTTAAAAAGACCGTTATTAATGACACCGAATACATCAAATCAGGATTTCATTTGGTATGGCCTAAAATATGGATAACTGCCGATCATGCGAAAGAAATAAGACTTAAGTTTATTGAAAAATTAAATGAATCATTTGGGCAACGACCAGATTTTAATTCATGGGAAGAGGTTGTAGATCTTGCTGTTTATGTAGATAATGGGCTTAGAATGACTGGTTGTCGTAAAATGGTTCCGTGTAAGTATTGTAAAAGAGAGACACGAGAAACTTGTGAAAAATGTGTAGGTACTGGTAAAATAGATGAAGATCGGCGTTATAAACCTGTTAGTATTATTGGAAAAAATGTTAATGATGATTATCTAAGAAGTGTACTATCTGACAATTATGTTATGTTATTGGAAACAAGTATTATGAATTACTCTAGTTTTCCTGAAACAAAATTAATCAAAGAACTACCGATTACAACGAGTACAACAAAAAAGAAAAAAAGTACTGGTGGCGATGAACTTACGATAAAAACTGAAAATTTTATTAGAAAAGTTTATAAACAAACACATTCAAAAATAAGAATTAAAAAGATGACAAAGGTTGATGATTCTAAATATTTTATTGAGCCAGATGATAATTTTTGTTTAAATGTTAATAGAAACCACAACAGTTCAGGTATTTATTTCCAGATCAAACCAAGTGGTATTTGTCAGAGATGCTTTTGTAAAAAACAGACAACTGATGGTCGTATAGCTGGACCTTGTAAGGATTTTTCATCTGATGAAATTCCACTCAGTAAGATTTTAGAAAATACACTCTTTCCTGGATCTCGTAAGAGCAAAAAGAAATTGGTGAACTGTAATCTTTCATTAAACAACGATAAAAAAGTAGCATGTTTGAATAACTGTAAAAATCTTTTATTTCAGTTAGAAAATGAACTAATTTAAAGACTAATTAGATTATTCATTTAGATATTATGAATTTTAATAGTGAAATAGCTGCTGCTATAGAAGAACTTAATGAACTAGGAGTGGACACAGAAAACTTAAATTCTGATTACTACAAGATACCACTTGAAGATACTGATCTTTCAAAATTTGAAAAAGAACATCCAAAAAAAGGTAAGGTAATTAGTAAACATACCATTATTGTAGACTCGCGACAGAGAGATTATGCAATTTATCCAACACCAAGTAATTATCAAGTAAATTTAATGGAACCACATAGAAATGTGGAACGTATTGAACTTATTGCTGCAATGATGCCTAAAACTGAATACAATATCAATTCTGAAAATAATTTGATCTTATTGTCAACTGATAATGGGGTAAATTACCAGACTCTGTATTTAACAGAGGGTCAGTACCTAATTGGTTCAAATGTACAGGGAAATGTAAATTACACAGCTAATGGAACTAACGGTGTATATACAGGAATTTTGGCTGAAGTTAAACGTGTTCTAAATACAGCAACTGGCTCTGGAGGTGCATTTGGTGCATTTGATGTTTTTTTAGTCACTACTCCTGGTACGCCTAATGTTAATGGTACTACAGGTGGTACAGGTACTGGTGTAAATGCAGCTGTATTAAATAGAATCGCTATTACAAATAGTGATAATGTACCATTTAAAATTGATTTTACAAATACAGGTTATTCATCCGGAAGTCCATTTAGAGTTTTGGGATTTTATAAACAAGTTTATACATCAACCCAAAATAATGTTATTTATGGATCAACAGATGCTGGCACATGCACACAAGGTGATTTAACATCGGATACTACTAGAACAATAACAATTAATAGTATTGTTTCTGATTTTGATTACAATCTTAAAGACGATCCACAATATGTGATTATGCAACTTGAATTTGGAAACAGATCGGCTGAACGTGTTGAGTCAATTGATTTTGCAACTAATCAAAAATTTGCGATTATTATTTATGATGCAAATGAACCCGATAACATTCAAAATTATAATTATACAACTGTAAGTAGCAATCCAGTTCAAATTGGATTTTCCAGACCACCTGGGCGTCTAAAGGCTTTGAAGGGGTCCGATTTTGACAAAAAGATTCTTGAATTTACTCCACCGATCAGTTTGGAATCTTTTAAAATATCTTTTTTAAAGTACGATAGTAGTTATTATGATTTTCACAACCGAGAACATCTACTTTCTTTTGAGCTCGATGTTGTAGATTACGATCCGACCTACCGATACTAAATTTTTATTTTTTTTTACAAATTTTTTATTGACTTAAAAGTGATTTAAGTAAATAAGTAATTTAAATAATAAAGGTAGCCATGAATGTTTCATTCTGCAACTCTACAGCTTTCAAGATTACAAATGCAGGCATGAAGGAGAAAATATTCAAAGAATGTGAAAAAATTCTCGGTATCGAACTTAAACAAGATTATTTTCCAGGTCCTCAGCCAGTAGCCGTGATGATTAAAGATTTTGAAATTCTAAAAAATAATAATTATGTAGTATGTGAAAAATCCGATGGAGAACGATATATTATGATACTTATCAACATTGACAACAAACCAATGTGTTTTCTGATAAACAGAAACAACGATCTTTATTTTACATCGTTGTCATTTAAAAAAGAAGTATTTGAAGGAAGTATTTTTGATGGTGAACTTATAAAAACTAAAAATAATGGAACTTGGCATTATCTTATCCATGATACATATGCATATAATGGAAGGTCTTTTACCCATATTAGTCATGATCTTAGGTATGCATCAATTATTGATTTCATAATGAAGAGATATGTACCAAAAGAAACCGATTGTTTTAATATCAAAACAAAATTATTTTATAAATATGGACCGGAAATTGAAAAAACATGGACCCTAATCAATCAAACAACTGAAAATAAAATAGATGGTCTTATATTTACTCCCGTTGACAATCCCGTTGTATTTGGAAGGGACAATTCTCTTTTAAAGTGGAAAGAACCAGGTTCTCATACTATAGATTTCCTTGTTAAGAAAATTGGTAAAAAAATAAATCTTTACGGCGCTCGTAAAAATACAAATTACATATTTAAAACTCTATCAGACGATGAAATTAGTTATAAAAATATAATCAACTTCGAGGGAATAAACTTCAAGGAAGGAACTATTGTAGAATTTAATTATGACCCAGAAAAGGACATATTTAAACCCTATAGAATTAGAACTGATAAACAAACTCCCAATGGAGAACTAACAATTACAAATACCATAAAAAATATTAAAGAAGCAATTCAAATACATGATTTCTTCTAAGAACGGAGAAATCTCATACCAAAGAAACTACTTATGGTGGCGATCAAGCCACTTCTGATGTTTATTTAATTTTTTTTTTTGTAAGAACGACGAAGTCTCATACCAAAATCAAGAGCATTTAGATCAATATTATCTGGGAGAGGAGCTGAAGGTTTCCATTCGAGCATTAGTTGCTTTGGTGCTGGAGTGGAAGGTTTATATTCGAGCATTAGTTGCTTTTGTGGTGCTACTGGTGCTGAAGGTTTCCATTCGAGCATTAGTTGCTTTGGTGCTTGAGCGGAAGGTTTATATTCAGGCATTTTTTGCTTAGATGCTGCCTGGCGAGCACGGTACTTTGCAAGTACATTAGAAAGTGCAATTGGTGCTGGTGTTGAACGGAATTTAACTTTACACTCTCCGACGAGAGTTCTGTATGCCTTGAATTTACCATCTTGTTTAACAAGTTTAACTCCCATTTTTTTGCATGAGCTTAGAACACGGCGAAGATTGGCAATTTTCTCAATTGAACCACGGCCCGTTACTCCCTTAAGAGTTCCAATGAATCCAGGTGCTTTGAGTTTACCATTTACACTGACTGCGTAGGTTGCACGAAGTTTTTTCTTGGCGTCAACTAGAGAAAATCCAGAAGCACCAACAGCTTTAGCAACGGCTACACTACCGTGGCACTTTTTAAGATTCTTTCTAAGTATGCAAACACCACTTTTGCTGCAACGAACCTTGCCATCTTTGCAAGGCTTTTTCTTGCGTGCTGGTACTGCTGACTTGTTTTTACGGCAGCACATTGTTCCTCGGGTACCTTTCATTTTAAATTGAGAATAACCTTGATTACAAGGAGGGGGCATTTTACAACCTTTTAGATTTCTAAATGTTCCTAAACCGATTGATTTGGATGGAGTTTCCATTTATATTATATTAATTATAATTATTTTTTTACAAGAATTAATTAAATTAATTTAACTTTTTTTTTCAAGATCGGAAATTCTTTCTAACAAAATAAAATTTAAACGCTTCAAATGAGCATTTTCATTTTCCAAACGATTTATTTTAATGTTAATATCTTTTTGTGCGGTAGTTTGTTCCCAAAATTGATGTCCTTGAGTTTTTCGATGAGCTTTTAAAGAAGCTTCATTTTTATAAGTTTTATTATTGCATGGACAAACCAAGTTGGTAACAAGGTCCATTTAATGATTTTGGTTATTTAATTTCTTAAGTGTTTTTTCAGCTGCATTCTGTTCAGCTTGCTTTTTACTTTTTGCCGTTCCCTGTTCGTACTGTATTCCATTTATAACAACCTGCAGTGTAAATATTCTATTATGTGGAGGACCTTCCGTACCAAGAAGGATATATTCAGGTGTACAATTTTTAAATCTAGACTGAGTATACTTTAACAGAAGATCTTTGTAGTTGTCTTCTAACAATACTTCAGAAAAATCGAGAGTATTTATTAAATCTATAACGAAAGTATTTACAGCATCAAATCCTAGATCCTTGAATATTGCGGCAAGTAGAGCTTCAAATGCATCTTCAAGAATTTTCTGAGAATTTCTTCCTTTGATATTTTCAACATGATTGCTCATAAGAATATAATTTCCTAGATTAATTTGTTTTGCTAGTTTTGCTAATTGAGCTCCATTTACTAATTTAGTTTTTACTCTTGTCATAAACCCTTCATCTTTGTCAGGGTATTTATGATAAAGATAATTAGCTACTATAAGTCCAAGAACCGAATCTCCTAAAAATTCCAATCGTTCGTTATGTTGGAGAAGATATTCCTGAATTGGTTCAGGAGCGGAGTATCTTTTTACAGCTTTATAAATACTTTTATGAACAAGTGATCGTTGGTAATAACTTATATTTTTAATTCTCATACCAACAAGATCTTGAATTTGTTCTCTTGAAATATGTGGTTTTGAGAAATCATGTGTAGCAAGGTCGTCTTCTATTTGTTTTTGAATAAGTAAAATTTTCTCATCAACAAAATTCACTTCGTCGTGGATTGATTCAGAGTCTGATTCAGATGAATCCATGACGGAATGGATTGAAGATTTTGGTTTATATTCTTGTGCGTTATAATTGAGCATTCTTAATTATATTATCTTTTATTTTTTAAGTATTTTATTATTCTGTAAAAAAAATAAACAGATTTAATAAGTATGGACTGGACAGATTATCTTTTGAGAAATGCTCTTTTAAAAAAAACTGAAAGAAAAAGATTTTTTAATGCTAAGAAATTTTATTGGGACTGTATTACTTCGCATGGAGATAAATATTACGATTCTAAAATATCTACAGATATTGATTCAGATTCTGATTTAGAAGATCCTTACAGTATCTTTTTAAAAGAATCTAATAAAGAACAACTCATTGAATTTTGTGAAGAATGTAATTCTCAACTAACAGCAACGGGATTGTGTCAATATTGTAATTATTCCAATCCACAGTTAGGTTTTCAAGAATCTCAGCAGATGTCTGTATCTGGAAGATTTAATCGCACCTTTATATCTCCAGAATCAGATTTCACTACAAGATCAGGTAAAAGACTTATTGAATTACAAAAATGGATTACAATTGATCCAGAAGAAATGGAACTTAAAAAAGTTGGTGAAATAATAGAAAATTCTCTTAATGCATTGAAAGTTTATGACAATCCAAATATTTTCAAAACAGCTCTTAACATGTATTATAATATTATGGAATACTACAAAACAAATACATTACGGCTCAAGATTAACAAAGGTGATCTAAAAAAAGGATATATCTTACTTTGTATTTATTATTCACTGATGTATTACAATAAAACAATCAGTAAAGAAAAATTAGTGAGATCTATACCAGAATATAACATTTCTTATTTACCACCTGCTGATAAAAATATACGTCTGATCTTTGAAAATGCACCTGGATATGAATTTTTATATCGTGAAACGGAATTACCTGAAGTATTAAGTTTATGTAATCTACAACTACCCAAAAATATAATTAATTCTATTATCAAAGTTAAACGCGAACTTATCGATCGTGGAATATTCCAACGAAAACTGACACATATTCAAATCGCAGCATGTATTTATTATGTATGTAATGTCATGACAAGTCCAAGATTGGAAATTATAATTCCAGAAACGGGTAAAAAGGCTAAAATTACACAAGCACTTTTATCAAGTAAATGTGGCTCATTTGCACCAGCTACACTTACTAAACAAGTAGATCTTATTAGATACCATCTTACTTCTTAATTACAGGATCGATGTACTTCTCTGCCATAAACTTTCCAAATTTTACATCGGCCTCGTATGAATCTGCTCCATTATCAAGTTTGCGTTTTAATGACATCATTTTCTTAAAAATACCTCCATCAAAATCTCCACCAATAATAGTATCATAAAATAATTTATTATTTGTTCTAAAATCGTTAAATTCAGAAAGTAAATCAATTTCTTCTTTTGATTTACCTTCTTCTTTTAATTTTAGAAGGTTTTTTACAATTTCTTCAATTTCTTCGGCCTTCATTTCATAATACTATTATTTTTAATTGTTTATATTAATTAATACCATGACTATTATAAAAATAAGAAGCATAGCAAGTCCTAAATTTAGACCTTTTGAAGAACCACCTGCCCCAAAAAATTCCTTTGATATACTGTTAAACAAATTGTCTCTTGGGCCAACTGGAATAACTTCTATAGCCTCACTTGTAATTTTAGGTTCTTTTATTGGAAAGTTGTCTACATTTGGAACATTTTCATTTCCCATAACCCGATTCATAAAATCCTTTTTGATCTCTTCAAAAACACTTCTTCCTTTGTAATAATCAGATAAATCAAGTTGTTTTTGGAAAGTGCCTTCAATTTGATCGTCCGATGAAATGTATGGAACACATGTAGTTAAATGTGTAGTTAACATATCATTATTACAACCATAATAAGATGCTCTTTCATCTGGAGGAAGTTGTTTATTGAATAATTGAGCTGAAATATTTGTAATTTCCATTTACTATTACTTATTATTTTTTTAATAAAAGTAATTATTTTTTTTTACAAATCGTTTAAATACCTAAAAACAAAAAATATAAGTATAATAAAATCATATTTGAAATTTACTTTTCAATGGAACTTATCGATGAAATATGGAACGACTTACAAGAATATCAAAATAAAAATGAACAAATATGTACCGAAACAATCCAGAAAAAATGTATAAACAACAATTGCAACAATATAGACTTTATTTATCAACAACGAGATGGAGACATTGTATGTACATCTTGTGGATCTGTACAAGAAAGTCATTATATTTGCGACGATCCGGAATGGAACAATTATGTAGAAGATGGTGTTATGAATTCTAATGGAGCTAGATGTGGAAATATTGTTGATCCAACAAATCCATACGATACCGGGAGTTTATTTATTCCTAAATATATGTGGAGCTGGCATTATGATTCTGAAGGTAAGAAAAGATACACAAATTTATCAAAGTATGCTATACGAATCGGATATACTTCAAAACAACGTGCATTCGATGAAGGAAAATATTCTTTTGAAAGAATTCAATCAATTCTTAATCTTACCGATACAGTATTTAATACGGCAAAATTATTCTGGGGTATTATTTTAAAAACTGATATTCTTAAGAGAGGAGGTAATCGTAGAGGAATGAAAGCTTGTTGTATTTTTTATGCATGTGTATGTGAAAAACAACAACGCAATCGTGAAGATATTGCCTCAGCTTTTGATATAGATGGTTCAGCCGATTTTACCAAAGGTGAAAAGATTTTTAGAGAAATTTTTGAAAAGAATGCTGATTATTCATGGATCCTTTATAAAGGATCGGAAAATGAATCGATGTACAATCGATATGTCTCTCAATTAGGACTTCCTTTTAAAGTTACTAAAATTATGAATCTTATCAAGGAACAAGTTAAAGATCACTTATTGGGGATTGCAGCCAAATCCGAAATAGCTGGTCTTCTATTTTATACTTGTAAGGAAGTTCTTGAACTGAAACATCCTAATAAATCAGAGATAGCAAAAACAATTGGTATTTGTAATCCAACTCTTAACAAGGTTATTGAAATACTTCGTTTTTTTTATTCAAAAAATCAAAGTCTCAAAGATAAATTATATCTTATTTAACCATGGAATACTTCCCAAAATTAAACCAAAGAATTAAAGAAACAATAAGACCTAATGCAGATCCTATTAATTTACTATTTTTAAATTTTAAAAATTTTGAAAACATCATTGAAAAAACTATAATTAAGAAATAGTAAAATAATAAAAAACCACTTAACTTAACGAATGAATAGCGTTTATCTAAAAAATATGTTATTATAAAACTTGAAAGGAGTACCAATGCTGAAATTAATAATACGGGGTTCATTATAAATATTCTTAATATTTTAATTTTATTTAAATATCTGGACCTGAATCTGAATCTGAATCTTGTATAAACAAGGGTTCCGCATCTGGTGAACATTTTGCAACTAAATATGGACCCCATGATTTAGAACTAAACCAAATTCCTAAAACAGATATTTCAAGATCTATTAAAGAATCAATTGGAATGTCGCCTGTATTTATTTTAAGATCGGTACCACCATTTTTAATTGGATTACAATAAAATTCTTCAATTGTTTTTTTAGTTCCTTTTTTAATTTCTGGTCTTTCAAGTACCATTGAAACAAGATTTTCTTTTAAAACATCAAAAGCATATATCGTTTCTTTATCTAGATTACTTACAATTAATGAATTTTCTTCACGATAAGCTATACAATTTGAAATATTAATAACAATATTAGTTTCGAATCGTATTTTATTCATTTATTTAATTTGACTTGCATTTGTTTAAATTAATTTTGTTATTAATATTTCCTTTACCGTCAAGTTATAACTTGGTGTGTTATCGAAATTTATCCATATATTATTAACATTTAGTAAACAAATTACTTCCATTCCAGTTTTAAGATGATAATAATTAAAAAGCCTCGACTCTTTGTCGTAAATTTTTATACTTGGACTTGAATAATTAAATGGCACCTTAACAATAAAACAATCTTCAGTAAAAACACTTTTTACTTCTGATATTGGAAGTTTTCTATTAAACCATTCTTTATGATTATGTAGTTCTGTATTGTGTTTATTTTCTAAAGAAAGTATCTTTGTACAAAATGTTTTACATGCTTCTGTGGGGAGTATCTTAAGAAGAAGATATTCTTTATTATTTTGTTTTATTATTTTTTCTACCAAAACCTTAGGTGTTTGAAATTCCAATGTTTCTCCACAATAACTAATGTTAACCAACTTACAATTGGTATTTCCATTTATTATTCCATTGTTTAAATTTATTGAATACTTTATATCTTGGACTTCAATATCTTTTAATTTATATTTCATTAAGTAAATTAATTAATTAATTGTTAAATATTAAACGAAAAAAAAATATATATCTAAATTATATACCACCACCAATGGCCTTTCAACCCCAAGTAGAAGCTCTCCTAGGATCTGCAAAGTCTGCTCGTGGCCAAGTCAATATGCTTGTTCTACTTGTAGCATTTGTATTATCTATCATGGTAATTGACACTCGCAGAAAGTGCGACTCTAAAGATCAAGAAAAATACAACAACAGTACACAGATCTCATTTTTAATTGCAGTTGTAGTAGTTGTACTAACTTGCTTACTATTTGCATATGATCTTGCAATTATCTTCGAATTCATAAAATAAATTTAATTGGTTTTTAGTACACTTAAAAAAATAATTAAATTTATTTACTCAACCTGTTCAGGTTCATCACGAGACCCACGAGGACATTCATCATTAACCATAGAATCCATAATCTGAGAGGCAGATACATCACCAACGACAACAGGTACCTCAGGTTCCTCAGTTATAGTAAGTGTCTCACGCTCCTTAAGCTTACGAAGAGCATCCTTCTTTGCCTGTTCAGCTGCATATTCAACCATTTCACGCTTACGCTCCTCGAAGTGCTCCTTAGCATAAATCTGGTTCTTACGATACTCACTGATGATCTTATTGAGTTCCTCATTCTGGTAGACCTGATCGTTGATCTTCTCAGGGTCAGGTGGGACCAAGCACCAGTTATACATTTCGCAAATAAAAATATCGAATGTAGGATCAAGACGAATTAAGCGCTTAACATAATCGACGGCCTCCTCCTGTAGATCAAAAACTCCACGAATCTTCATACCTAGCGCATTGTTCTTCTGATTACTAACTGGGCTTACAAATGATACACATGCCCAGTTCTGTCCTGGAACCTTAATTGTATCGGTTGCGAGGTTGTACTCCACATTGTCAGTTGCTGCATGAATTGCATCAGTTAGAACACGAACCTTTTCAAGACTCTTCTCAGGAAGCTCTTCCCAAGGTTCATACTTTTTTGATTCCATGATGTTATAATTTATTAAGTATTAATTCTTTAAATTAATTAAATACTTGGTATAAATTCCCATTTGCAATCGGTACATATTCCTCTCCATATAAGATCATGTTGATAAAGAATTTCTCTGTTTTTAAGTAAGGGAAAACAATTTAGAAATTCATCTTTATTCAGCAATTCACACATTTTGTAAAGAATGTAATTATAATTCAAAAAATTTTTCCGATCGGGACAAATTATCTTAGAATGTTTTTCAAACGGTGCTTGAATTTCATCGAACATTATCTTAAGCTGTTCTTCTAATTCTGGAGTTAATTTAGGAGCACGAAGTCCACAAAATTCATTGATAATTGTTGGAATATGTTCATAGTACTTATTGTATTTTAGTTTTTTAAGATAACTTTTTACGAGTACCGGTGTAAATAATTTAGGATCTGTTATATTATATTTTTTAAATTCTTTTGTCAGATCTTCAATTATTTTAGAAGGAATTGTAGTATTTTCTTTTGCTTGGAGTTGATTTAGACATTCTTGAAAATGATTATTACGCTTATAATTAAATACATTGACAGGTTCTATATTGTCTGAATAACTTATCTGATCTTCATCATTTGTTAAAATATTTATAGCAATTCCACAATTTATACAAATCTGATCTGCTGTTTTTTGATCATAAATAAAACAACTCGAATTACAATTTGTACATTTATTTATATTTTCTGT